TTCGGCAATCGACTTTTCCGGCGATTTTGAGGAAGCACCCACGGAAGAACAGTTGCGGGACAGAGCCAATGACTATATTTCCTCAAATAATGTGGGTGTTCCTACAGTCAGCATTACAGTGGAATTTCAGCCCTTGGAGCAAACGGAGGAATATAAGGATATCGCCTTATTGGAGCGCGTGAATCTGTGCGATACCGTGAACGTGGAATATTCCGAACTAGGCGTATCCGCAACCGCTAAATGCGTGAAAACTACTTATGACGCGCTGAAAGACAAATACATCAGCATTGAACTGGGGGACGCTAAAACAAATATCGCGGATACCATTATCCAGCAGCAACAGGAAATCAATGAAAAGCCCAGCGTATCATTTTTAGAACAAGCTGTTATCAACGCCACGAATTGGATTACCGGAAACAAGGGCGGTTATGTAATATTCCAGCGCAACGCAGACGGACAGCCCTATGAAATTTTAATTATGGATACCCCGGACATCAACACCGCTACAAAGGTATGGCGCTGGAATAACGGCGGTCTTGGTTATTCTTCCAATGGCTATGAAGGGCCGTTCGCAACCGCTATCACTCAGGACGGCGCGATTGTTGCAAACTTTATTACAACGGGAACACTGCAAGCCAATTTGATTAAATCCGGAATTATACAAAGCCGTGACGGGCGTGCGTATTTCAATTTGGATACGGGACAAATTTCGGCGACGCAGCTGATTGCGCAATCTAACGCTTTCGGGCAATATTCAGCTTATATAGGACAGGCCTCGCTACCGTCTGGGGGTACTGTTTCCGGCTTTGTTATAACATTAAATGGAAACCCTATTGCCAATATTGTTGGATCAGATAATATATCGCAGTTAACTTTATATAATGCTCAAACTAATACTTCTTTTGTAGTAGATTTAATGGGGGGTGTTAATGAAGGGACTGTCTGGCTATCTGTAAACGGAGGTAGTGGAATATATTTAACAAAAGACGGTATTCAAATTAACAGTAAAAATGTTTCGTTGTTAGGAGACACATTAAAGTTTTTAAATGCTACAATCACCCCTGCGGATTGCTACAGCGGAAATTTTCCGGCAGGAAGCTATAGGGTCTATGTAAGCAATGGATTAATAACAGACGTGCGATATGATCCATAAGGAGGGATAAAATGATTTACAAACAAATAACGCTCAATCCCTGGGAGCCTCCTCTTGGAGAAATCCGGGTGATTCAGGAGGAAGCGGACGGCAGAGACCTTATTATTAATCTAATAGATGATAACGGCTCGCCTCTTGATTTAACCGGGAAAACGGTATCCGTGTACATACAGAAGCCGGACAACACCATGATCTATAATTCCTGCGAGGTGGAAGGAAACCAGGCGACCGTAACCCTCACCCTTCAAATGATGGCGGTATCCGGCCTTACCAAGCTGTGCGAGCTTCAAATCATTGACACAGACAACCATACCTTAAAGGTAACCCTTCCCCCTCTGCGCATTATCAAGAGCAATTATGACGGTGCGATCGAGAGCACAGACGAATTTTCCAGGCTGGCGGAAGCTCTCAACGAAGCGAACAACGCCACAGGAATCGCCAGTGAAGCCGCAGACAAGGCCAATGAAGCAGCTCAGTCAGCGAACACGGCGGCTCAGGCGGCAAATACTGCGGCACAATCTGCTAATACCGCAGCCGACGCCGCAACTACAGCAGCGGAATCCGCAAATTCACAGGCACAGGCGGCCCAGACGCAGGCGGCCTATGCGAAAACTCAAGGCGACTACGCTAAAACCCAGGGGGAAAACGCGGAAGAAATCTATAACCAGTTAAAGGACATTGACGTGGCTTCTCTCCAAGCCGATCTGGACGCGTTGGAAGCAAGCAAAGGGCAGCCTAACGGCCTTGCAACCCTAAACAGCTCCGGCAAGCTGGCTCAAATGCCGTCTGCCTCTGATGTGGGAGCGGTTTCCCAAACCATATATCAGCTGACC